CCGGCCTCATCTACGTCAGCAACGAAGACCCCGTGGAGTGGTCCTCGAAAGCGAACCGCGTCGGCGGGGTGACCCGGTGGGCGCTCCGGGATGAGCCCGAGACGGGGAGCGGCGTCATCGCCTGCCACCCCGACGCCGAGGCATACGTCTGGTGGGTGCTCCAGTCGCACGCCCCAATCATGCTGATCCCGGCAGCCCCGACCGCCGGGGTGCCACCGAGGATGGTCATCGTCACCGGCGTCTCCCGGAAGCGGCTCATCGATGATCTGATCGAGCTGACGGTGAAGTGGACGGCGCACGAGCCCCGCACCGGGGACTCCCCGATAGGGGCTGTCCCGGTGACCACGTGGGGTGAGTGGCAGGACTACGGCGAGAGCCACCCGGACACTCCGGGCTGGCAGGCGTGGTCGGCTATCGAGGTCGCCAAGCGCGTGCAGGGGATGCCATGAGGCCGGGGCCGTCTACTGAGGCCCTGGCCGGGCCTGTCGCCGTCGGAGCGAGGATTGACGTCCACCTGGGGCGGACTGTGGTCGCCCTGGATGTGCCGTGTGAGGACGTCCAGATTGACTGGGCGTCCGACCGTGTGGTCCCCGGCAAGTTGTCCTTCACCTGCCCTGCGGGGTGGGTGCCAGAGTCGCCGGCCGCCCCGCTCGCGAACTACGGGCAGCGGTCGCACGTCGTCGCCGTCCTCGAAACCCCGGCCGGCCGGGATGAGGTTGACCTGGGGTGGTGGCAGCACCAGTCCTGGGAGGAGGACGCCTCCGGGAAGGTCAAGGTGGAGTGCCTGGACCTGCTGCAACTCCTGGAGCAGGACCCGATGGCATGGCCGTCCTCACCGCCTCGTGGGGCGACTGTGCTGTCTGAGGCGCAGCGTCTCGCTGGGACTCTCCCTGTGGTGCTGGACCCGGGGACCCCGAACCCGCTGGTGCCTGTGTCCACACAGTGGGGCCACTCCAGGACTGAGGCGATCCGGGACCTTTGCCACCCGAGGGGGATCAACTGGGCGGTCAAGGCGGACGGTTGCCTGCACCTGTGGGCGCAGACGACTGCCCGCAACCCGGTGGCCCGCTACACGGGCCGTGACCTGCTCGTGGAGGCCCCCAGGAAGAGCGTGGAGCGCCGCCCGAACCGGTGGGTCGTCGTCGGCTCACCCCAGCAGTCAGACGACAAGAAGCCGGCCGTGAAGTGGACCGGCACCGCGACTGCAGCCTCCTGGCCCTACGAGCCCAGCGTGTACGGGCAGGTCACTGAGCGCAAGGAGTTCAACGCCGCAGCCAGCCGTACAGCCGTCCAGAAGGCGGCACTGACGAACATGGAGACGGCCCTGTCGGCGGTGGCGAAGCGCTCCGTGGAGATCGCCCCTGACCCGCGCCTGGAGGCCGGTGACGTGATCGCCGTCCACACCGACGCGAACGAAATCATCGTCGGCAAGGTCGTCGCCTACAGCCTGCCGGTGGACAAGCCAGGCGGGCAGATGAGAGTCGACGTGGAGGAACTGGCATGGTGAGACCGAACTTGTGGATCGACCGCAAGCCCAGCCCGCGCACCGCTGTCGCGTCGCAGCAGGCGTCCTACGGCAGCGGCTCGCAGGCGGGCACGTGGGCCACTGGCCGCGTCCTCGACGTCCTGGACGGCGGCATGGTCCGCGTCGAGCTGCCGGCCGATGACCCGGTGAGTGAGGTCGTGGCCCCGGCCGACGGCGGCGTGACCGCGGTCGGCGCTGAGTGTGTCTGTCTACAGGACGGCACCGGCCGCGTCTACCAGGTGGTCTCACCGGCCGCGCTCCCCGAGGGTGGGCAGGCGCGCGCTACGGGCGCGACGGGGAAGATCGCCCTCGAGGCGGCCGGCACCAAGGCTGAGCTTGACGCCGCCAAGGCCGAGATCGAGGCGGCGCAGAAGCAACTGTCCGAGGAGGTCAAGGCCGCGAAGGACGCCGCGACGACGTCGGGTGAGGCGGCCGCGAACGCCCTGAAGAGGGCGATCGGCCGCGTGACCGTCGCCGGGACTGCTCCGGCTGAGCCGGCCGACGGCGACCTGTGGGTGGTGACCGGCGCGGGCCAGCAGGCCACCGGCGTCAAGGTGTGGTCCGCCGCCGCGAAGACCTGGCAGGACTACATGCTGGTCGCCGGCAAGGTGTTGGTCCCCGGCTCGGTGGGCGCGGTCCAACTGGCTGACGGCGCTGTCACCGCCCCCAAGATCACCGCCTCGGATGAACTCTGGGCGAAGGTCGGCACCTTCGCGAAGGTCACGACGCAGATGCTCCAGGCCGGATCCGCGAAGATCACGGGCGAGCTCCTGGCTGACACGATCCGCCTGTCTACGCGGATCGTCGCTGGTGACCCGTCGGGGGACGCGGCGATCATGGATTCCACGGGCCTGCACGTGGTGAAGGCCGTCGGCGGCCAGCCGAGCGAGGTCGTCACCCTAGGGACCGCAGGGCAGGACTTCCTGTCCATCACCGGCACCGACGGGCTCGCCAAGGCCACGATCACCGGCGATGGGCTCATGTCCGCACAGTCGCTCGCTGTGGCTGACCGGATCACCTGGCGCGGCACCGACCTGGCTGACACTCTGGCCGCCCTCCCCCGGGGCGTGATCGCTTGGGGTGACTGCTGGTCCTGGGGCGTGAACGCCAAGCACTCCGTGCGCACGGTGGACTCCATGTACGAGATTGTCGTCGACCTCGAAGCGGGCCGGCTCTACCAGTCGGCCACGATGCTGACCTGGTACGCCCAGAAGGCGAACGCCATGCTGGAGGCCCGGCTCCAGGTGGCTCCAGCGGGGAACGGGGCGAAGGACAACTTCGAGTTCCGGGTGCGCCTGGCCTCGGAGAACCGGAACCAGTTGCAGACGTCGCACGCGGTCTTCCAGCCGTTCACGGTGGAGGCGTCGGGCACGTACCGGTTCCTGTTCCTGGCTGCATCCACGTACGGCTCTGACGGCGTGATGCTGACGAAGGAGGACGCGAGCCTCCCGACCCCCTGGGCGCTGGTGCAGGACCTCGGCCTGGCACCGGAGAAGACGGTCCAGTCGAACCACACGGTGTCGCTGGGCGCCCCCGCCCCGCAGGCACAGCCCACACCGAGGAAGAACTACCACAAGAACTACAAGTCGAATTGGTGGCGTGCATATTCGAATGGCACCCCAGATTCGGCGTGGCCGAATTCTCTGCCCCAGGGCACGTATGGTGGCCGCACCTACAATTCGATTGTCGGTTTCCCAGACATGACCGCGGACCTGCGTGGCGCGACAATCACCGCGATGGCCCTGTACGTGTACGCCCAGCACTGGTATGGGCAGACCGGCGTCGCCAGTATCGGCGCGCACGGGTGGGGGTCCGCGCCGGGACAGTTCGCGTCGAATGGCCGCTGGCTCGAAACAGGCGGCTGGGGGCGCGGCGAGGGCCGATGGGTGCCCATCCCGAAGACCCTGTGGCCGAATTTCCAGCGCGGCGTGTACCGGGGAATCACATTCGAGACGCAGGGATCCGCGTCATACGGCTACTGGTCCCATGACTGCGTGATCGCGGTCGACTACACTAAGTGAAAGGCGAAATGGAATGCCTGAGACCCATTGGAAGGGCGTCACGATCCCGGCGGCCGGGGATGACCTACTGTCCGCCTGGACGAACGCTTTCGACACGGCGGGGATCGTTTTCCCGGCGCAGTCTGTGGCGGCTGCCCGCGAGATCCTGAGTCGGGCTGAGGCTATCGGCCACGCGCCGACGGCCGCACACCCCGCCTACCTGGACGTCGGCGGTATCCTGTACCGCTCTGACGGCTCCAAGAATGGGGCCACCTGGATCCTGCGCCCCGTCAACGAGGTGCAGGCCGTGGAGGCCAGCGTGGTCCTCGCGAATACCCTGAAGCTCGGCAACAACCAGTATTCCGGGGCAGCACAGGTCGACCTGGGTGTGCGTCCCTATGACCGGATTGTCCAGGTGTCGTTCACGGTGTGGGGGCGCGTGATCGCCGGCGATATTGACGCCACCGTTCTTCTCCTGGACCGCCCCTACAGGGCTCGCTTCCCCAATGATTCCACTGGCGCGTCCGTGACCGTCACCGGGATTCGTGTGGTCCCCGCCGGCCAGGACCCCAAGATTCGCTGCGGATTCACCGGAGCGTACGGAACAGGCGGCACATTCTCCATCACCGGAGACTCCGCCTACTCCACCCTATTCGCACTAGCCAACCCAAGGAGCATGGCATAATGCCCGGAGGATACCAAGACACAACCGAGCGCGGCCTACGATTCATGGCCGACGCCGAATTCAACAGCCTGGCCGAACGAGTCTCCGTCGAATTCACCCGCCGCGACACCCTGCGTAACTGCAAAGAGGAGGTCGACAAGCGGATCGACGTCTACATGCAGTCCGTCTCCCCCGAGGCGAAGGACATCAAGTCACTCCAGCCGGACGCGATGATCGGCCCCGGCGAGCTGCTCTCCGTCACCGGCAAGACCTACAAGAACGTCTCCCGCACCTGGCTCAACCCGTTCAAGGCCGGCCCGGTCAACTTCGCCCTCGGTTGGGAGCAGCAGCAGGGAGGCGTCCTGTGAGCGTCGGATCCGTCACCGCACAGATCGCCCGCCGAATCTGCGACAACGAGAACGTCGGCTACAGCCAGCCGGATAGACGCACCTGGTATGCGAATGCAGACTGGGCCGGCAGGGTCTCAAGCCCCCAGAACGCCGACTGCTCCAGCCTCGCCGCCGGCGCGGTCTGCTACGGGCTCCACGACACCTACGGCGTCCCGTGGGGGCACCCGGCCCTGCCGGAGATCAACGACCACTGGACCGGGAATCTCAGGCAGGGCCTCGAAGCTCGCGGCTTCGAGGAGGTCAACTGGCCGGATGAGGCCATGACTCCGGATGGCGGTTTCCGTGTGGGCGACATTGTCCTGTCGGCCGCGAATGAGGGCGGCGTCGGGCACGTCATCGTGATCGACGAGGATGGCTATGACCCGCTGGAGTCGGAGGCGTGGATCGCCGAAGACAACAGCATCGACGGCTACCTCGGCGACCAGACCGGTCAGGAGACCCGTACCGCCCGCTACTCCACGCACCCGCACACTCAGGCCGGTCGGTGGACCTCCTGCCACCGCTTCAACGAGGCGAAGTTCTTCCAGCAGTGGCCCCAGTTCGCGAAGGGCAAGGCGACCGCCACCCCCGCCCCCGCGCGCCCAGCCTCCTCGGCCCCGGCCCACGCTCACGGCATCGACATCTCCAGCCACCAGGGCGGCCTGAACATCGGCGCGATCTGGGCCGACTTCGTCATCGTCAAGGTCACGGAGGGGACCGGTTACGAGAACCCGTTCTGGCGCGCCCAGGCGGAGGCGACGTTGGCCGCCGGGAAGCGACTCGGCCTCTACCTCTTCGCCAACGACGAGGCGCCCCAGGCGCAGGCCCGGTTCTTCCTCGACCGAGCCAAGGGCTACGCGGGCCGCGCCACGTTCTGGCTGGACTGGGAGAACGAAGCCCTCAACCTGGCCCCCTCGGACGCCCTCGTGATCCTCAACCAGATGGCAGCCGAGACCCGCTCCACGCCAGGCATCTACCTGAACGGGCAGGGCATGGAGAGCGGCAACTGGTCCACCGTCGCCAGCAGGTTCCCGCTGTGGTACGCCGGAGGCCCCAACTACGCCTCCTACGGGCAGGCTTACAGTGACCCGCCCGTCCCGACCGTCCCCTACTGGGGCGGCAACGTCCTCATCCACCAGTACACCGAGGACGGCTACCTGCCCGGCTACAACAGCCACCTGGACCTGGACCGCCTGCGCGACCGCAGCGCCTGGGACCGGATGATCGGCGGCGGCCAGGTCACCGTGAGCGCCCCGGCAGCGTCCGCGCCGTCAGTCAGCCCCTACACGGGCAAGATGAACCGCTCCGACGGTCAGGCCGAGCTGGTGTGCAACGGGAACTTCGGGATGGCGACTATCGGGCGCCTCCAGCAGGTCATGGGCACGACCATCGACGGGGTCCTGGACGAGGACGGGTCACCCGCCATCGAGCGGCTCCAGCGGTTCCTGAACGCCGCGGTGCCGGCGGACACGCAGACCGCCCTGAATGACTCGCCCCGCCTGGACGAAGACGGCGTGCTCGGTCCGGACACGTGGCGCACGCTCCAGTACCTCATCATCGCCTGGCACAAGGAGTACCTGCCGGCGGGCTGGGATTTCGCGGACTGGGTCGACGGCGAGGCCGGGACGGCCACGATCGGCGCTCTCCAGCGCGCACTCAACAACTCTCGCTCCAACTCTGGTCGCCTTTGGTGACCACCTACCGAAAGGAACACACATGAAGGCACTCATCTCTGACCCCTTCGTCACCACCGTCATCCTGGGCACCCTGTGGCCCCTGGTTCAGGCGGCCCTGGACCGCCCCTACTGGACTCGCGGGCGTCGCGTCGCCCTCGTGGTCGCCGCCGCCGTCGTCCTGACCGTGGGTGCGTGGGCACTGTCCGCCTACCCCATGCAGGCTGACGTCCTGGCCGCCCAGGTCGGCAAGTTCTTGGGCTTCGCCTGGGCGGGCTATCAGGTCCTCTCTCACATCCGGATCGGCGGCGTGAGCGTCCTGTCCTGGGCCGGCATCGTCACTCCCGGTGGTGAGACCCGGGAGGCCTACACGCCGCGTCACGAGGCCGACTGATGGGCCTGGGCTGCCGACTGTGGTCGACGCTCCATGAGCCGCGGGCCATCTCAGCGATGATGGCGGCGACCTACGCGCTCTTGGCCGTGGCTGTCGCCCTCATTCTGGGGGCGCCCCGGATCCAGCCGTGGGACGTGACCGTGGGCTGCCTCATGACCCTGTGCGGGTCCGCGATCGGCGCGCCGTCGGCTTGGCGTGGCTGGTGGGGAGTGGAAGGCCCGTCGGCGGCCCTGGTCGCCCTCGGGCTCGCCGTGGTCGCCGTCGAGGACGCCGCACGCGCCCTCACGTCCGACCACTGGCCCGCCTGGCCGCTGTTCGTCATCCTCGCCCTCCTCCTCATGATCGGTCAGCGGATCGCCCACGTCTGGGGCCACACCTGGGAGCCCGGCTGTGAGCCGAACACCGCTCTCCGGCAGGCCGAGACCAGCGCGACCACAGCGAAGGTCATTGAAGCCGACGCCGCCGCAAGGGCCGCCGAGAGGGAGGACAACGGATGCAGAGAATCGAGCTGATCGGCGCGATCATCACCAGTGGCCTGGGGTCCATCCTGGTGACCCAGGTCGGGGCCGCGATCCGGGCCATGTGGCACGCCCGGCAGGGACGCGAGTCGGACCTGCAGGTGGCGCGCCGTGAGGCTGCCCAGTGGGAGTGCGTGGCGCGCAGGACGCGCGCTATCGCTCTCGACCGCGGGGCGCCCTTGGGGGACCTGCCGCGCGGCCCGGGGGAGACCCCGATCGGGGACCTCGCCGACGACTGAGATGGCCATTTTGAATGGCTATGCGCCCCTCTCACCTGACCGGGTGGGAGGGGCGCCTTTCGTCGTCTCTGGGGTCTGTTTGTGGCGTGATTCCGGGGTTTTCTCGGTGTCTCAGAAAGATGGCTAGTTGATGGCTAGTTTGGCGTTGGCTGGTCGGTGGTTTGGTG